TTTCTTTTAAACATTTTTTCTCCGCTGCGCTTTACGTGTGAGAAGGTGTATAAGTCACTTAAGTTTTTGACTAATAGGAATTCGTTGATGTACTACTTTTGTTATCGTCCAACTTTTAATAAAAGGTTCCACATTAAGTGGTTGGATCGGGAGAATAAGTTAAGTCAACCGGCTGATGCAATTCTTATGAAGTATGAGTTGCATTCAGACCGGTTTGTGTTCCCAGATGGTATTTCAAAGTTTGAGGGGGAAGTTCCGAGGGCCGGTCCGGCTGGAGTCGAATTTACAGATGACCAGATGTTGCTATTAGCTTTATATGACATAAATAGTCGTTTGCGTTTTGCACCAGGGCCTGGTGATAGGGATGTAATAGTGTTGCGGGAGGAGTTTTTAGACAATCGCTCCGCCATATCGAATGCAATGGTTCGATTGTTGGTGGGAAGGAATCAGAAGTTGATTTCTCCTCCTTTTTTTCGTCCGATGAGATTGATACCTCAAATGATGGATCGGGCGACTCATGAGATAGTGAACATGTATGAGAGATTGGATGATTGGCGTTGGCGTCGGTATTTGTATACTCCGCGAGTGGTAAATGGTAAACGAACGTTGCCTCGCGTGATAGATAAACCGAATATCGATTGGACACCAAATCATGTACGTCCAGTGAGGACGCCGGGCAAGGAGATACCATCCTTGCAGAAATTGGCTTACCAGGCGTTCTCATATACTCATAGAACTTTTTTTCAGACTGAGCATGGACCAATGTTGGCATATTCAGGTGAGAATGTTCACTTAAAGAAGCCGGGTATGATTAAGGCCTTTGATCAACCGACTCATATGATGAGTGATAAGCTTAAGACTCAGACCCATCTCTTCCCCGCGGCGATTAATCGAACTGTTGATCTGCTTGATACACGCAAGTACTTGAGTTCTGTAGTTTGGACAGTGAATGATAGCTTAACTTACGATGCGGCAGTTACATCGGGGGGAGAGCGAGCGGATGAGCGTAGGGTAATTACTAGGGAAAAAGAGAAGATAATAATAACAGCAAATTCAGTTAAAACTGCCAATGCCCGTTATGTCCAGAGAAATGTGCGATTATTCCTTGAGGCGTGTCGGAAGGGTGAAGTAGCCGCGATAGACTTTTATTACAAAGTAGTGTTTAAGCATGAAATGCACTATGCTAGTGGTGCAATTGGTTCTTGTAATAAAGTGGCCTTGAAATGTCGTGAGTTTTTTATACCGCATGCCACGGTGATTGTGCTTGAGCGAATCCTCTTCCTATTTCGTCAGTATTTGAATCGAGGAAATGTAATTCGAATAGGAATGGTTTGGTTTTTTGGAGGAGCGTACAAGTTTTATTTGTACATGAATAAGTGTAAGGGCATGACTTATGATGACGGAGACTTTAGTAATATAGACAAGACCATAAAAGCGATTTTGTTGTCACTCCATATAAACTCGGGGGTAATGTATCTTGATCTTAAGAATATGAAACCTGAGGATGTTCGTTGTTATATGACGGCACTCCGATTGCTCAATAAGATTAGAGTGGTTAAGATTACTAGAATGGACGGAAACCAGTGGGTAGTCATGACGGGAGTGATGCCATCCGGTATTTTAGATACGAGTGATGGAGACTCCTGGGTCGTGGTTTTTCTTATCTGTTGTTGGGTAGAACACCTCCGAGGGACTGATCCGGAGGTATGTCGTGTAATAGATGTTTATTTCTTTACTCAATTTGTTCTGGCGGTTTATGGAGACGATCATGTTCAGGGAGTTGGTCCACAATTGCGAAAGATTTTAAATGAACATGGATTTGCGCAGTATGTTGAAGAATACTGGGATATGAAGATAAGAGAGATAAGGACTGACTTGCCTCTCTTGGCAAGAGTTTTCGATGATTATATTATTGAAGATGGGGCGATTTTTTTGAAGCGTTATTTGATAGAACGACCATCGCATTTTCCGGAAACTTGCGCACCTGTGGTAGCATGGAAACCAGCTTGGCACCACTTTGTGCGTATTCCTTATTCGTCCAATGGCAAGATTTCGCGTTCTCGAATCTTGTGCTCTACTATTGGACATGCTTGGGATTGCCAAGGAGTTAATTTGCATGCCTATGAGGAGTTGGCATATCTCTATAATGATATGATATATTCGTGGAATTTGTCGGAAGAGGGAATTCGTGAGATGATTGATCGCGAGTTCGAAAATGAGCGAGTTAAAACTAAGATGTTATTGAAGCTCGGAATATCACGTGAATCTTTTTATAAGTTTCCGACACTAGCGCAATTGTTCGAATATCATGTAGTCTCGGATCGATCGGATTTTAAGATGGATCCCCGAAAGGCCTTTAGGGCCACGGAGTGGGATGACTTGGAACCATTGAGTCATGAAATGGGTGATCCGTTGGACTACGATTAAGTCCTATGTAGTAGTGTGAGCCAATAGTGGAACACGAAGATTAGGC